CTTCGCGGATAAACTATCGGCAGCACCGCCCTGAAACATCCGTTTGGATTGGGGCAGCTTGTTGTTGTTGTTGTTTTTCTTTGCATTCTTCATGATTGTGGTGTGGGTGTTCCCCTACGGGGTAATATTAAATACCAGAGTCTTCGTTGTTATAGTGTGAATATCAAGCCACTCTTCCCTATCTAAGGGGCGCGAGGTGAGAGAATCGCTAATCGCGATCCTCCCCTTCGGAAGCCCGTTTCCGCGAGCCCCGAGCCACATGGCTAAGGAACTCAAGGAATTCTTCCTCCTCTATCTCCTTCTCGCGTTCTTCTTCGAAGTAGCGCTGGGTCGACTCTTCGTCGAAACCCGTTCCTCGCTTCGCCTTGCGTTTGGCGCGGCGCTTCTTCGTCTTCGAACCTCCTCCTCCAGGAGCAGGTCTGTCCGGGCGAAAGTTGTCTCGGACGGCTTTGGTTGGCGGCGGCTTGCCCCAGTTTGCGAGGGTAGCAGGACGGAGGCCCAACTCAAGGTTCTTCACCGTGTTGGGCTCAGCCACATCTTGCAACCATCTCTCCTCTGGAAGAAGCGTGTACACCTCATCGATGTCCGCCCATGAACCAATCTCAGGACGGTTCATGACGTCATCGAGGGTCTCCACCGCTACCTTGATCGGTTGACGGCGTTTCTGCTTCTCCAGAGGACTGAAGAGCTTTGCCGAAGCGTCCCGCAACTCCTGCAGCGTAACAGGAACCTCGAGGTCCTCGTTATCCACGAAAGCCTCTGTCTCTGTCTGCGGCAGTTTACGCCTAAGCCGCTTCTCATCCAGGTCGGCGAATACCATAGTGTCAAGCTCCTTTCGGATCTCTGCCCACTTGGTGTGGTCGTGTCCTCCTAGGCTCAACATCGTCGACGCTATGCGCTGTTCGTTGTAAGCCTCGAACTCTTCCCTGTCTTTCACCCATCCCTTACGTGCGTACTGGATCGACAGCGCGAAGCGATCGATGCACGCAACGGCCGTAAAAAGAGGGTATTCGCGGTTTCCTGGTTGAGCCTCATGGAAGAGCTTGTCGGTTAAATCCATCGCCTCCTTGGTATCACGGTTCATAACCGCTTGAGCCAGGTCGACAATAGGATTCCCCGTGCCTCTCTGCAGCCGCGTGGCCGGGACGATTCGGTACCCCAGGAAGGGAAAACCCTCTGGGACCGACTCGATCACCGTCTTGAACACGGCGCCGTGCGGGTGGTACACCGGGTTCGAGGTAACCAGATTCTCGAGACGAATGCTCAGGCCAAGGCCTGACGCAACGTTCTCGATAATCTTGCCAACCTCGGCTGGTGTATTCTTGTAGCTCCTGCCCGCAAAAGTCTGTCCTTCCACGCCTCCGCGGATAGGAAGCGATTCCAGGGGGCATACTGAACCGAATCGCCGTGGCACGGTTTCGTAATCCCACCGCGACATATGGCGGTGCTCGTAGAATTCTTCCCTTCCGGTAAGCCTTTTCCAGGCTTGTTGTGCGGCCTCTGTGGCTTCAAGCTTGTGCCGGGTATTCCATGGCGTCGCCTGAAGCTTCTGAGCGATCCTCTGACAACAAACGTCCATGAGCATGTCGTTCTTCTCGGATTGCAGGGGCAAGCCCGAAGCTCCGATCCCTGTCATCTTAACAACACCCGACATGTGGATGTTGACGAGACGTTTGGCAAAAATTGCCTGCCACAACTCCGCCAAGTTGCGGTCGATCATGCTCATTCCTTGCGCGATTCGGTTATCCAGCTCACTGGTGAGGTCGTAACGCTGCGTCAGATCGTAGTTGCTGGCGTCGATCTTGAACATTACGAGTCTCGTATCGCCTTCGAGGCTGGCATCGTCGGAGAAATAGCAGAAAATTGCATCATCTCCACAATGCAGATAGGCATATCCGTGAGTCCGGAGCTGCACATCAAGGCTTTGCATAATGTGCTGTGGTCCGTCCTGGGTCA